TGATAATGTCTTAACGCATCTATTAACTTTTTGCAATGGTCAGTATCAATCCAACATCTAGGTAAGGTCATTGTGGTTGCGTGGATGCCATCTTCTAGTGGAATTTTTGGAACAACTTTAAACCTTAATCCTAATTGGGTGGCGACCTCTCTCCTAGTTTTGCCATTGCCAAACTCTGTAACTTCAATGTCGTGTGGTGCAAAGTGATCTTTGTATACATACTCTTTCTGATCAATCATCTTAATGTAATATGGTAAACCTTGACCTCTCTCTTCATGGTAATCTATTATATTTATTGATCTTCCTAACTGTTGATAGAATATTATACTACTGTGGTCGGAGACCCCAAGATCCCATGCTGTAGATACTGGTAAGGCAGGATCGTAAGGAACTCTTGTAAGCTGCTTATCATCATCTAGTTTTGCAATAACATCTCCATATACTGCACCTTCTATGTTTGCAATCCAATCACACTCAAACTCTTGCTGGTACTTTTTCTCTCCCATAACTTGCTTTGCTTTTTCTAATTCATCTTGATCAACAATCTTTGTATCTGATGCTTTAGCTTTGTAATTAAACCAATCTTCCGCACCTTGTGCGTGTTGATATAATTCATAAAAGTTGTTGTTCATTCCCATTGGTGTACCAATAAAAACACAATAGCCTTTTCTATCAGATAGTGCTGGTCTAATTATTTCTGGAAACAACTTACTGTTTACGTTTGCGTACTCATCAATCACGCAGCCATCAAGGTATATACCTCTTAACCCATCTGGCGATTCTGAGCCTAGCAAGGTGATACGAGAACCATTAGGTAGGTCTACACGAAGTTCTGTTTCGTTAAATTTGGTGTGGGGTATTTTGGCGGTAAACTGTTTCATGTAATCCCATGCAATAGACTTTGCTTGTTTGAAGGTGGGTGCAATGTAGGCGAACCTAGGGTTGTTAAGTTTAGACAGTAGTGCTGACCTAATTAGATGGTTGATCATGCAAACTGTTTTGCCAAATCTTCTATGACAAACTAATACATTCCATCTGTGTTTATCTATCTGTCTGTGCAAGTGAGCTTGATGCTTTCTTGGTGTGTAAGGTATTTTAATATCCATATTAATTGATTTTACTCCTTGAGTAAAACAAAACTGCGTTTGGTATTTTAATATCCATATCTAGTGTATCATGTCGGATTTCATACTAGATACAGATTCATAGTCAAAACCCATAGTAAGCATAGCATAAGTAATAAATAGATCAGATGCTAATTTATTGGGAAAGCCATAAAACTTAATAATAACATTGTTTGTGCCTTCTTCAATGTAAGCAATAGAATCTAAATCATCCATACTAAAGTAATCCATATACTACATTTAGTGTATTTTAAAAAAAATAAAACAGAAAAGATGTCTGTGTATAAAGAGATGGGTGGCTGTAAGGGTGTCCTACAGTCCGGTATATATAGAAAGAAAAGCTGCGAGTAAAAATATGGGGTATACCCCCTTAGAATGATTCTAATTTGCAACAAATATCTAGTAAATATTATTAACGATAAGAAAACATTATCAATAGTAATTCCTATAACTATTAATTATTTAAAATATAATTGTCGATTGTTATGACGTGAGAAAAAAAACAAAGTCGCTTTATAAATGGATACCAACATTATCAATATTATTTTATTCTATATTTCAACCAAACATTTATATCACAGCTGTTGCAATATTATCACACTAATAATAATTAAATCTTTTTTGTATATGCCTTAATCATGCCTTATTATTATATTATCTTTAATTATGTTTAAAACAAATCAACCAAAGGAAACAATGAAAACAATTAAAATAGAATATCAATCAGCATGGAAAAATGAAATATTTGAAACTGATGATATGAAAACAGCGATTGAAATTTGTGAAAATGGAATAAATCAACAATATCTGGTTTATGTAAATGGAAACAAATATAAAGCAATGCGTGAATTTGGTAAAACAATCAACTTAAATGATGCCTAATTATAGCCATATTTATTTATTAACTTTAATTAACTAACGAAAGGAAACAAATGAACAAAGTAAATATAATCGCTTCAATCGTAGAGGGTGAAACCTTTTGCGATTTTGGTTTGTTAATGGAAGATACAGAATTTAAAAATTTATTAAAAGCTGTAATTAATTTACCATTAGAAGAAGCAACATCACAATTAATAAACAAAGCTAACGAAATAAGTTAATCAACTGAAAGGAAACTAAAATGAAAGTAAGAAACATAACAGGAAATAGTGGAAACAAAATAGCAAATCAATTTATAATTACTGATGATGTAGGCAATACATTTTTTCAATCTTATAAATCTATGATTGCTAAAAAGACAGCTATCAATTCAATAGAACTAGATGAAAAATACTGGAACTATAGCAACACAACAGGCAAATATAGAAATATATTTTTAGGTGAAACTATAAAAGATACCAAAGCCAAAATTAAAAGCGGTGAATATATCTTAACAGACTTAAATAAATAAACATGAGTAGTATAGATTTTTATTGCTGTGTAATGTTTATATTTTTAATGATAACAATGATTATAACAATATAGAAAGTAAGGAATAAATGAAAGTAAAAGAACTAATTAAAATATTAAAAGATGTACCCAATCAAAACGCAAGAGTAGATTTAATGATACCTTGGCAAAAATATAATGATACAAGTAATGATTATTGTACTGATAATTTTTATGTTGATACAATACACGCACAATATCAAGATGATACTGAATATGTTGAAATATATGGTTTAGTAGATATGGAAACTTATTTTAGTCCTAATCCAAATGAACAAAGAGTAGTATCACATATTAAAGTAAGAGAAAACCATAAACAAAAATGAATAAACAACTAAAACAAAAAGAAAGCGAGGAAATAAATGAGTAAAAAATATCTAGTAAAATTTAATTGTATTATTGGTGATTATGAACATTTAGATAGTTATATTTTTGATAAACAAATGTCAGAATATCAATATTGCAAAAAGTTTTGGGGTTTAGATAAAAAACATGAATTAAAAACAAATGTTTTTTAGGATAACTTTATGGAAAATGCAATAGAAGTTTATTCAGAAACAGAATTAACAAAAAAACAATATAATGAATTGCAAGAATTGGGGGTTGCTTAATGAATGATGATAGTAGTAAAATAAGTAAAATAATCAATGGTTTCAACGATTATTTGGCAAAAATAAATAAAGAAATAGACATGGATGAACACAGTTTAGCCATACATTATGATTACGATATAGAGCCTTTGCCAGATGATATAATTGACAAAGCAAATGAAAGGGAAAAATAAAATGCAATACAAAAAAGAAAATAAAACAAATAAAAATTGTCCAAAATGTTCATCTAAATTATATGAGGAAACAGTTAAAGAAATTGATTATCCTTATGTTTGTTTAAAGTGTGATGAAAATTTTTATAATTTTGAAATAAATGAATAAACAACTACAACAAAAACAAAATTTAAGAGAAAATGTTAAGGAATTATTTAACACTCTTAAAGAACAAAATGGTCTAGCTTGGAAAGAAATAGTTAGAAATTATAAACAACAACAAGAAAGGGAAATATGTACATTGATAGATACGAGATTGTTTCATACAGTAGAAAATGGAACAATGGAAAACAAAATAAGAAAGCAGAAATAACTAACTATTGCGATAATACTTATCATGGCATTGATGGTAAAACATTTTTACAATTACTATCTGATCTAAATGTTGCATGGCATGAAAATGAACATAGAGATTGTGTTATTCATGTTAGCTTTGAAGAGCCAAAAGATAGGGAATAATGATTAATGTATTATTAGTTATAACTATACTTGTCATTGGAACTTTAGTTTTAATGGCTATGAAAACAAATGGTGTTTTATAAGAAAGGAAATAATGAAAAATCAAAAATGGATAGGGTTTAAAGAACCTAAATTTATTGGCATAGATTATGATTGTAAAGGCAATCCTTTAATTGATTGGCAAGAACAATTAAAATTAAAAATAGACAGAGATACTATTGGCTATGATTTTAAGGTTGTTGCTTATAGGAAAGTTCAAACTTGTATGGAAGATTAATCTTTATTATCAGAGGGTGTAATATCTGTTATATCCTCTGATACATCAATCATATC